TTAATGTATTATATGCTATTTCTTCGCCCTATTTACTTCTAATTGTCACAAGATTCTACCTACTTCCTTGTTGGTGGTTATCCACTTGGCACAGATATGCGCCCGTCTGTCTATTACTTGCCATACAGTTACTCCTTATCCCTATCAATTTTGTCTAACACTTTTACTAAATTCTGTAGATGCTTTTGAGGAAAATGTTTTTTTCCTGATAAACATTGACTCAAAAGTGAATAATTAATTCCTGCCGCCGCTGCTATCGTTTTTATAGTTACTTTATACTTAGTTTTAATAGAATAAATTCTAATTCTTAAATTTTCATCCATTTTAGCTCCTTTCCTACCATTGGTAAATTTATTTACTTAATAGATTTAAAAAAAGAGAGAGGGCCAGGAAGCGCCCTCTCATTGATAGGAATTTAGTGTATTGAATGACTTTAGTTAGATTATTTTTGTCTCCGTGCTTCTCTACCATAAATGTTTTCTCAAATATATATAATAATTCTAAAAAACTCTTTTTATGGTTTTGTCCTTAAACTACTTTTACTTTATAATAAAATTATATCAAAAAATTTTTGATTTGTCAAATTAGTCTTGCTCGTACTCCATACCTTTTTTATTTAGGAAAAGTTTTGATGGAGTGTAGTTGCGGTCTCTATATCCTAGATCAGCCCCTTCAATTGCGGCAGAAAAATAAGAGTCTACTCTACGTTTTTCCATCTATAGGGCGGCCGCTATTTCCTTCGCTGTAGAAGGATTATTCTTCTTTAAATAATTTAAAATTTTATAACTATTCTCTGTCATATTACTAAAGCTCCTTGATATTATTCTTAATATAAGCAATCTGCTTATCATAATTAGTAGTATAATGAGCCATAGTGTCCGCAAAGTTTACTAAACGATTAGAAATTTCAACCTTGTCTTTCTATGGCTCAAAAGGATAATGAACTATCTTTCTTACTCTTTGCTTTTGTTTTATCTTCTTAATCTTATCAACTAAAGTGATTTCATCTCCTATTGATAGGCCAGGAGGAAGTTCGCTTAATTTTATGCTATAACCTACAATAGGAGCGGAATGAGTAGATAAATAAAGTTCCGCTTTCATCTTTAGCTATTGCGCTTGCTCTATATCATCTTGAATCCAAAATTGCGGTAAATACTTATCCGTATATTGATAATTCTCTATATACGGAGAGCCATTGTTGATGGAGGAAATAGTTAGGCCGTCTTTACCGATAGGATATAAAACAGTACAATAATCAAATGTTTGACCTTGCTCTTGAAGCGTTCTTATTCTCAATTCGTCAGAAAGATATGCTCCTTTATCTGTCCCCGCTTTTGTGTAAACTTTTACAATCTTATTTTTAGTATCATATAAAATATCTAAATTAAAATCTGATTGTATTTGTTTTATTATACTAAAAATTGTTGAATTTGTCAATTTATACTCAACAGCATCTTTAAGATTACTGTTATACTCAAGAGTCCAGGATGTACCTCCAATGGCTTTTTGAAGGGCTGCCTCAATGTTAATATCAATAACATCAAAAACAGGAACTAAAGTATATTTCAGTTCTTCTATATCTGATTTACAATATACATCAAATGTAACATTGTATTTATAATTTATTTCTTTTATAACGAAGCGGTCGGTAGGTGTCTCAATATAACCCTCATAATTTATTATTTTTATATTTTCCTAAGTTAAAGGTAACTTTAGAGACAGGGTTTTTAAGCCTGTCTCTAAAGTCTAATCTATATGAGTTCCCTTTGCCACTTCAATTAATTTTAAAAATTTATTCTTAGAATCATATATTTTAAACATGCGGCGCCCCCTTATACGTAACGAGGCTGGTACTCAATGCTAACCTAGCAAGACCCGCCGCTTGTGATTTTAATATTATTTACTCCTGTTGATAATTTAGGAAACTCCCAAGCATCATAACGATCAAACGCAGATACTCCATCAACAGTAACAACCTTATCAATTCCGTCAATAATTAAAATATTTCCCCTTTGTACTCTTGCCACTTTTATAGGCTCTTCACTCAATCCAGTAATCTGCAATAGCATAATATCATTTTGAGGTACAATGGTAATGCGGCAAGGGGATGCCGCAGTACCATTATTTACGATAGAAAAGGACTCTCCATCATCTTCAAAGACTACTGGAAAATAGATAACTTCACTATGTTTAAGGAAGGGCGCTGATAGCGCCTCTTCCAGTTTAAAATCTTTCATGGAAACTCCTTTCTATTAAACAATCTCTGATACATTATTTTCAGTATCAATCCAACCAGTTCCAATAAATTGCCAGTAATTATCGTAAGTAAGTTTCTTAGTTGCAGTGACTCTAGCACCAGATAATAACATATCGACTTTAAATTCATCCTTGGCAATAGGAATAGAATATACAGGAAGTCTGCTTGCGGAAACCGCATAGTTTACTTCTATCTCTTCTACATTATCTTCTGTTGCTGACTTAGGCCACCATGTGTTACCAATGAAGTACATATCTTCATGCTCTGCGGTTGCATGTGCGGCAGTCTCAGTTGTGACAGATGTTGTAGCTCTATCTCCATTAGGATTTAAGTATCCGAAATATGTCATAACCCGATTCCGCTCTCCTTCATGTTCCGCAGTATCTTTCAAGGCAATATACTTATCACAAGGTGTAATAGTATATGTTCCGCCAGGAAGAATAGTTGCGTTCTATGATTTGAACCAGCTATTATCGTAAACCTTATACCATTCTCCAATTACTTTATTGCGGGCGTCCGCAGTAACTCCTTTAACAGGAACTACCAAATCAACCTCTAAGTTATTTCTTTCTATTGCTAATGCATCAGGGTCTTTATAACTTGTTGTTGCTGTTGTAATTTGAGTGATATAATTAACATCATCTACAGAATAATTGTTCCAAGTTCCAAAGTAATCAAACTGATTATCTTTTACTATTGCTTCTCCTACTCTAAAGATTTGAGGATAACCCTCTGGGCTATAAGCTGTAGGATAAGGGTCACCAGAAGAAGAGTGAGCTGCATGGTAAGGAATTTTTGTTGATTCACATAATTCTCCTGTAATGACATCATAAAATGTATTATAAGGAACTTGAGTTCCATTAGGTAAATAATAACCTTTAGGAAGAGGAATGAAGTAATGTCTTAGATAGAAATCTTCCCAAACTTTAATGTAATAATATACATAAGGAGTTTGAACCTATCTAGCGCCTTGAGTGAACCAATAATTAGAACCTTGTATTGTAGAGGTCCAATAGCCAGAGATAATATACAACTACATAGCACCAATAACCTGTTTTTCCATTGAAATACTTTCATGGTCTACCTGTAATTGATTTTCTTGGTCGTAAACAAAAGTATAGAAATTAGGATTTTCAAGATTTAGATTTTCAGTAATCTAAGTATCTCCAATCTTATAATTACTTTGATAATTGGTTAAATCATTACCTTCTGCCCAAACCGCAGATACATTACGTTTATTAGAGAAGTTTTCAATAGAATAATATTCATTATTCTATGTCTTTCTGTTCTAAACATATATCTCAACTTTTTCTGAAACATTTCCGCCACCAACAGATACAGAATAATTATTTCTGATACTATTATCTCTTAATTTTCCTGCTCTATTGTGGAAAGCCTATTCATTTGTATAATTAGTTTGCGGTCTCCAAGCAAATTGATTTTCATATTTATATTCAACATCCCAATGGCCGTTACCATTAGTTTTAGGTTTAGTTGAGAATTCATCTATTCCAAGAGGAATTTCAGTAAATCCTAAATAATAAGCGGCTTTATAATGGTCTAATGTAGGTAAGTATAATACTTCTTGAGTACCTGTTGTTACTAACTCTTCAAAAGTAAAGTAAACATCTTCATTATTCCATGTTCTAGGATTCCATAAGAATAAACCGTCATCATAAGAACCTTCTGTAGGTTTATAAAGATTTCTATCTATTCCAAAGAATTCCCATGTTAATGTAAGAGGAGTATCCCTATATAATGTAGGATTAATAGGGTCATTATTATCATCATAATGCCAGCTAGTTTCAATAAATATATCCCAATCAGGATTCCAATCACTCATTGAGCAAGAGAAAGAAGCAGTTCCTACTCCAGGGGATAACCAGGTAGGTTCAACGCTATAGTTAGGGGGTTCTATCCATTCTTCAATATATTTAGCTTGAATATATCCTTCAGTTCCTTCATAAGCAATTTTTACCCATCCTGGCGGATTTTCTTCTGATAAAATTTCTACCTAAGTTTCATTTTCCTGACTATGTGCGGCCGGTATCTCTTTTAATACCCTAGAATTTATTGAAGGTTTTTCATACATATGTCTGCTTGTCGCAGTATCTTGGTCTGAAAGCTTTTTAATCGTACCTAATCCAGGACTCTCTAATTCACCTTCATCAATCACTTGGTCTGATAAAGTATCTTTAAAATAATGAACATTATATTGATAAATTGTTTCAGGATAAACAATATCAAGAGAATGTAAAGCACTTAATTCAGCGTAATTAAAACCACCTTGATAATCATATTCAGCATCATCATGGTATTTTAATCTATAAGCATTTACAGAAACGCCTATTCCATTAAATGAACTAATACCACTCCAATCAGAAATTTCATTTAAATGTACCACTTGAGTAGCAAGAGCATTGAAGAGTTTACCTTCTTCATTCATCGAAATTTCTTCAGTTTTAATCCAAGATGCTTCATCTGGTGAATATGCCCAGAGTCTATCTACAGTCATCTTATTGAAACTTAAAATAGTTCCAAAAGGAACAGTAACATCTCCAAGTCCGCCAATTTCAAAATCAGGATTCTGGCCAGGACCAACAACAGGACTGGTATAAGAAAGAAGAATCCATCCAGTAGGATATTCTTTTAATCTACCCCATCCGCGGTTTTCTTCAACAACTGTATAAATACCTTCATCAGTAATTGTTGCCAAAGTAGCGTATGCGCGGCCAGGTCCTTTGTGTATATCTACGTACTTATAATCTACTTTAACCTGATATGCAATGAAGTAGTCTTGAGTTTCATCCTCATATAAAGCTGTATGATAATGGTTGATATATTTAATAGCACCATTAGGATTCATTACACGTCCAGCTAAATCACAGTCTAAGTAGTTAGAATTATCTGGATTTAAGCTAATATCAGTTGACTCATAAGCACCGCCGCGATAATAAGTAACATATAATAAATCTGGCTTCTCTGTTGCTGAATATTCATCATAAACTACAATAGGAGAAGGAGCATCTATAAATGCCTTAATATCTTTATCTACTAAGATTTGTTCATTAAATACAAGGCGGCCAGGCTTATAATCTTCAGTCTCATACAGATCAAGCTCTAAGCCTAAATCGTTAAGACCAGATGCCGCTTTAATATCATCTAATGAGAAGAATATATCCTTTGATGCTACTCTTGTGTTTCCTCTATAATAAACAACTGTCTTAGTAAATGTACGTTGTTTATAGAAAATATTTGCAGCACCCTTTTCATAAATATCTTTTAAGAACTTATCTTCACCTTCTGCTTCATATTGGTCTTCAACCAACGCATTAATATCTTTAAGCTAGCCATCAACATCAAGCATACCATCATGATAGAAATCATTAGGTTTAAAATCATTATTATGTAACAAATCTGCCATAGATTCATTAGCTTCATTATAATGAACAGGAATAGTTACGTATTGGTTTCCTAAGAAATTATTATCAGAATCATAATAATTTACAACGATTTTACCCCAGATAGTAGGATCATCTGAACATCTTAATGGCGAAACATCTTTTGCTTCGATAGTCTCTTCTGTGTAGCCAGTAAATCTTCCTCTTGATGCAAAAACAGGGATTTTATAGGTTCCGCCTTCATTTTCATTAGTAAAGAAGATTTCAGTAACCTTATCAAATAATCCATTGGCAGGAGCGATAAAGTCATAAATTTGATCCCCTTCTGCAACAGGAATTAAATCTCTAACAAGTCTATTTCTATCCCAAATCTTTAGATACCAAATCATTGCACGACAAGGTACCGGGCATCCATTGAAATGGAAGTTTGCATAAGCATACTGCTTAGATTTAGATTTGTTTTGATAAATAGGAGTTCCATCTTCCGCAACATCAATAATTACCATTTCTTGATAAGTAACAGTTCCATCAAAATCAGGTGAATAAGGATCACCCATACTAGCAAATTGTAAACCTGCGCCAGCACTACCACCGCTAAATCCCATATAGGCCATATTAGGAGAAGGTAACCAGTTAAGTGTTCCAGTATCAGGATTAGTAGTTACGAATAATGTAAGAGGACCTCTAGGTTTTCCACGATATTCAAAAATATCTGTGTCTCTATTTTCTAATGTCTATTTTATTTCTGGATTATTAGATGTTTCATAATCATACATCTCGAAATATCCATTATAAGCATCCATAGTTCCAGTGATAGGGTTAAAGATAACTCCAGGAACATAAATAGGGTCTCCACTTGGTGTTTTAGTAACAGCCCATTCTTCTCTTTCTGCGGGGAGTCTCCAGGCAGAACCTTTAGGGTCAGCATATTCATGCCAATTTAAATCATCATAAACACCATATCCACCTTCCATTTTTGTAGCATAGGTAGGATAAATAATAACATCATTTAAATCAATATCTTTAATACTATGTTTACCTCTACGGAAAGCCATAGACAATTCACGAACAGATTCTAAATTAAAACCATCATTCATGGCATTATTATTTAAATTGAATCCTGCGTGACCGTCATAACTTTGAGGACCTGGATTGGTATAAACTATAAATCCACCACCAATAGTATGTCCCTTATAGGTAAATTCACCATAAGAAGCCTCTTTAGCGGCAACACCAATTGTAGATTTACCTTGAGTTCCATCTCCTTGTTTATCATAAATCTCTTTATTATCAACAGCAGAGGTGTAACCAAAGAAAGATTCAAAATCATCAGTAGAATAAGACCAGCTTCCTGCTATATTAGAAATACCTGCGTTTCCGCAGTATCCTTTTAGTTCTGTTCTAAGACGACCAATTTCTTTAGGAGTATATCCTAAATTCAAATATGGTGTAGTAGTATTTTTTTCAATATCTATTTGTTCATCAATTGCACCGCCAGCACCACCTAATCCAATTACATAAGTAGGAAGATGTTGCCAATCATGTGTATCTTTCTTAAACCAAAGAACTTTCTGCGGGAAGTCAAGACTATCAGGGTCATGAGGTTCTTCTTTAGTTCTATAAATAATATCAACGTGACCCAGTTCAGCAAGAGACTAAACAGTATATTGTTGAGAAGGATTTACTAATTCACCGCCCCAGCAAATAACTGGTTTATAAGCGTTAATAAATCTATTAGGTAGTTCATCAGTTAAGTAGAACATTCCGCCATCAGGCCAATCACTTAACTTGATATTCCAAACTGCGGAAGCCACCTGGTTATCTTCATCGACCTAGTCTGTATAGTATCTAACCTCAATAGGAACATCAATAGTATCATAGACTACTTGATATTGAGATTTTAATTTCTCTGGAGTATCTAACATTTCGTCTTTAAGATACCAGTTATAAGGTTCACCATTCGCATAGAATTCAACACCTTCGACTGCGGAAACTGGTTTAAATGCATCTAAGTCTAGGAATTTCTCGACATAGACACCTTCCGCAAATTGTGTCTCATCTATTTCTACTTCTCTTGTGCCAATCTCTAACCAATTAGCAGTAAATAATGTAGAATTGGTTGTGTAATGTTTTCTATAATATTTTACAGTCGTTGTATAAATCTCAGGATTTTCTACCTCTTGATAAATAATATCATAAGGCGCGTGCTCTAAGATACGACTTAAAGTAACTCTAGTTTCAGGATAATTATAAGTAGGTTTATAATTATCAGGTTTATATTTCTGAATGTCAACAATATCACCAAAAGTAGGAACAGAATAGAAATTTTTTTCATTGATTGAAATCTCTTCCTCTCCTAATAAATTATTTTCATCCTCTGTGTTATCTTTCCAATATTTTACAGTGAAACGATAATCAGTGATAGCATAATTTATAACAAAGATGAAATTCTTAACATTATTAAATGTTATATCACTTAAAGTATTAAGATTACTAATTACACCCGCGTTTGCGTATTTAGGTTGATAGTAATCTACAAACAACTTATCATAAGGATCCCAAGTATTTCCGTTTATGAAATCACTCTCGCGGAACCAGATTGTTGCGCTATTAAATAATGTACCATCCTGATAATAATTTGCATAGCAACAGCCAAGATGATGTTCAGGGTTAGTATCTTCATATGCGGGATCGTCCATAATATTAAAGCTATTTAATCCTGTTGCATCTTCAAAGAAACTCTGTGTCACTTTATCATATAAGCAGTTACTAGGAGCAATCTTATCACCAATCTTATCATAGAATGTCACAGGTACAAAATCTCTGATAAGTGTATTATCATAGTAAATCTTACAGCTCTTAATACCAACGCCCGCAATACCGCCTCTGTAATATCCATTCATATCACAAGCAAACAGATATAGCGGAACGTCCATTCTTGCAGAATTACTCTGAACTAAATGTGTGAATGTCAGAGTTCCATAGCTGTATCCATCTCTTGTTGAAGCAGTAATACCAGTGTTTGCACTAAAGCCTTCACTTGTTGTCTCTTCCAGAACTAACTCTGGTGTACCAAGACCTGCCGCAACATTAAAAGTATTAACACCTGTTAATTCTCTTTCATCCTTAAACTTGGTATTATTTACATACTTGATATAATAACTACCATTAGGAGTTATACTACCAAATAAATATGCGTCATTCACATTTACATTATATAAAGGTTCTGTATC